CACTGTAACAGTTACGATTGGCGCGGCAGGAACGGGAGGGACTTCCGCTTCTAATACTGGAGGAACCGGAGGCTCCACTACGTTTGGAGCCTTTGGCACAGCAGTTGGTGGCGCGGGAGGACAAGGAGGGAACCTCACTAACTATCAGGGGGGGCTTGGAGGCACGCCTACCGGCGGCACAGTCAATATAATTGGTGGAGATGGGTTTCCCGGTCAGGCTGGCAGCCTGATTATTGTAGGGAACGGCGGTGCGTCTTTCTTCGGCGGAGGCGGGCGTTCGTCAGCAACTACTGCCGTAGGAGCAGCGGGCAGAGCCTTTGGCGCTGGCGGGGGTGGTGGACGCGGTAACGCTAGTTCCACCAGCAACGACGGTGGGGCGGGCGCAGGTGGCATAGTAATTGTTGAGGAGTACGCATAATGCGCGCACATATCATTTCTGAAGGTAAAGTAGTCAACACTATTGAAGTTGACTCGTTGGACTTCATGCCAAACCTTGTTGACGGGACAGTCGGCGGTATCGGTTGGGACTATGTTGGCGGCGTTCTATCGGCCCCGTACGTTGCCCCTGTTGAGGTGGATTATCGCACCCAACGCGCCATCAAGTACCCACCAATAGGCGATCAGCTGGACGCCCTATGGAAGGGCGGAGATGCTGCTGCCGAAATGCTCGCGCAGGTTCAGGCCGTCAAGGCCCAATACCCAAAGCCGGAGTAACCCATGTCAACGCTTTCTGGACTCATCACCCCGACCAATGTGCTTACTGCCACCAGCACGGCAACCCTTACGAACAAGACTATTGGTTTCTCGACCAATACCTTTAGCGGGGCGCTTGCCGCAGCAAACGGCGGCACCGGGCTTACCGCTTCAGGTACTCTTGGAAATGTGCTAACCTCCAATGGAACGGCTTGGGTAAGCTCGGCTCCCGGTGGTAGTGGAGCGCAAGGTTTTGTTACGCAGTATCAAGGTCCGTCGGCAGCGCCGACTATGAACTCTTTCTCCATTGCACTTATCTAAGGAGCGATCATGGCAACCTCGGCACAATACGCATCTACCCCCCGAGTGGGGTCTGCGCTTCTAACCACAGCGGACACCTCGCTGACCGCACCGACGACTGTTGGCACGATCTTGACTGCGGGCGCGTCAGGCACCCGCATTGACTACATCGACATTCAGGGCGTTGCGACGACTGTAGCGGGCATCATCAACCTGTTCATCTATGACGGCGCAACCTACTTCCTTTGGGCGCAGGTCCCCGTGCAAGCCATTACAAGCAGCACAACGGTGCCTTCTTTCCTTGTGAACTTGTCCAGCAATGGAAATGCTAACTTCATGCCGCTGACGATACCGACCGGATATTCTTTGCGAGCGACTACCACAACGGCCCAGACCGGCATCCGCGTAACTGCTCTCGGTGGAGATTTCTAATGAACCAAGGTATGTACGGCTACGGCCTTCCGCCGAATTACGCAACTCGTGTAGCGCCCCCCAGCTACAGGTCATATCGTGTCTTTGCTGTTGCTGGCACATATACCGGGATCATCGTTCCACAGAATGTTTATCAAATTCTGGTGTGTGTTTTTGGAGCAGGTGGGTCGGGGGCTGCTGGAAACCCTGTCAGCGTCTGCTGTGTAAGTACCCCTTTCTACGTTTGCGGTGGTGATGGGGGCGGATACGCCTCTGGCATCATTGATGTAACGCCGGGTCAGATTTTGCCAACTATTACGGTGGGGGCCGGAGGCGCAGCAAGGACGTTGGCGGGAACTGCCATAAATGGGATTGCGGGTGGAACTTCCTCGTTTGGAACCCTGCTGTCAGCCACGGGGGGTGGCGGTGGCGTGTTCCCTGTTGGTGGTGCCTCAGCTTCGGCTTATGCGGCAGCCGCGCCCGGCGCAGGAACCGCATCTAACAGCATAAGACAAGCTTTTACTGCCACTGGCGGGGCGGGTGGTCGCGCTACGCAATCCGTAAAAGCAGCTGCGACAGGCGGAGGTGGGGCGGGATCACTTTACGGTAATGGCGGCAATGGCGGCCCTCCAGCTTCTTTTTCAGGGTCTAATCATCAAGCAACTGGTGGCGGAGGCTTTGGCGGTTCTGGAGGTTTTGGAACCTTTGGGTCATCAAGCACTGGTGGCGGTGGACTGTTTTCCGGGAGCAGTACGGGCAACGGCACCGGCGGCGGCGGGTCTTCTGGTGAAGGGTCAGGCCAAATGGGAGGCGGCCCATTCGGAGGAGTTCCCCTGCTTGCTGGAATAACTGCATACCCAAATGGTGGAAGCGCAATCGGGCAGAGTTTGTTCTTAGATTACTTCAACCTTTGCGGCGGCGGCGGTGCTGGATCGGCTGGTGCCGCATATGATGCCGGTACCGGCGGCCCCGGCGGCGGCGGCGGCGGTGCGGGCGGAGATAATAAGTCTGGCGGCTCTGGCGGTTTCGGCGGCGGTGGCGGCGGCTCATATGCAACTAGCTCGACTGGCGGCGCAGGTGGTTTCGGCGGCGGCGGCGGCGGCTCATATGCGAACGCTGGGACTCGAACGGCAGGTAATGGTGGTGCGGGCGGCGGCGGCGGCGCTCTATATACTACCAGTACCCCTACTGGAACAAGCGGCAAAGGCGGCGACGGCGCTGTAATTCTTTACTGGACGGAGGGTTACTGATGAAATGGGCTTGGATTGTAGACGGAATAATCCGCGACGTATGCCAAGGTGGCGACCCTAACGAGCACTACCACCCCGACGTAGCTCGCTTGTATGACACGCAAGTGCCCGACGACGCCTTCAATGCGATGGAGCAAATAGACGGGGTGTGGCAGTTCCCGCCGCAGCCTGAGCCGGTATTTGCGCCTGTGCTGGAAGGCGAGGGGAGCGAGCCAGATGTTATTGGCTAAACCTCTGCCCGTGCTAGGCGACCTCAAGGGCACAATCTACGACTTTGAGGTCGCCGGGGACATCCTTCCGAAACACACCCACACGGACGACAATGTACATATAACCATTGTCGCTCGTGGCAGTATTAAAGCCTATTCCCATGATTGGGAGAAGGTGGCTACGGCTGGGCAGATACTAGACTTTCGGGCGGATGAGCCGCATGAAATCGTGTCGCTGGAAGACAACACCCGTATACTAAACATCGTAAAGAAGATGGATGGTCATGTAGGCCAGATAGATCTCTGATCGGCGCTGCCACTTAGGGAAGTAAAATGAACGACACGCGGGTAGCTGTTGACGGAGTAATCGCCACGGGGGCCATCACCCTCCCGTGGTGGGCCATCCACATGACAGGTTGGATGTCCTTCGCCATTACCCTTGGCGGCGTCATTCTTGTTTGTTTCCGCATCTCACTAGCGTATCGTGAGTGGAAGTCGAAGAGTGGCGACGGGCCGCAATGAGGTTATGTAGATGGCGCTCCAAAAGCTACAGTTCCGCCCCGGAGTTCTGCGGGATGTGACGGGGTACACGAACGAGGGCGGCTGGCGTGACAGCAACCTTGTTCGTTTCCGTTTAGGCTTTCCCGAGTCCGTCGGCGGCTGGGAGAAGTACGCGCCCAATTACTCGTTCCTCGGCACCTGTCGGTCCATGCTGAACTGGGTCGCTCTGAACGGCTCAAACTATCTGGCGTTTGGAACGCAGCTTAAATACTACGTGGAACTGGGCGGATACAATTACGACATCACGCCCATCCGCTCGACTGTGGTCCTAAGCGGGCCGTTCGCCGCGACCAATGGCTCTCCCATTATCACTGTGACAGACTCCGCACATGGCTGCATTACCGGGGATTTCGTTACCTTTAGTGGCGCTGTAACGCTGGGCGGCAACATAACCGCAGCAGTCCTGAACAAGGAATATTCTGTCACGGTTACGAACGCTAATACGTTCACCATCACCGCTTCTGTCAACGCCAACGCTTCTGACGTTGGAAACGGCGGAGCCACAGTCACCGCAGCCTACCAGATTAACATCGGCCTAAACACACAGGTCGTGGGCAATGGTTGGGGGGCCGGGACTTGGGGTCAGTTTGGCTGGGGCTCACCCGCAGCTACCACAATTACCTCGGTGTTGCGTCTGTGGTCTCAAGACAATTACGGTGAGGATTTAATCTTCAACATCCGAAACGGTGAAATCTATTACTGGGATGCTTCGACCGCGAATATCGTTTCACTGACCAGTGCCCAGCGGGGCGTTGCGCTTTCATCTCTGTCCACGGACCCTGAAACACCGACCATTGCCAATCAGGTTATCGTGTCGGATCGTGACAGGCATGTCATCGCGTTTGGAGCCAACATGGGTGGGGTCACGGCCCAAGATCCACTGTCCATTCGCTTCTCCTCACAGGAAGATCCGTTTACGTGGAGTGCTCTGCCGACCAATACAGCTGGCGAGCTTCGGCTTGGGTCGGGGACTGCGATCATCCGAGCGGTTGAAACCAAGCGCGAAATCCTTGTGTTTACGGATGTCGCGGCCTATTCGTTGCAGTTCATAGGACCCCCCGATACCTTTGGTATTCAACAGGTTGCGTCTAACGTCACGTTGAACGGATACAACAGTTTGATTGCAGTGGATGACACTGTTTTCTGGATGGGGCTAAAGACGTTCTATGTCTACGCAGGTCAGACGCAGGAGCTGGTATGCCCGCTGCTGAACTACGTCTTCGATGACTTTAATGAGGCGGAGTCGGATAAGGTTGTTGCTAGTGTTAACTCAGGGTTTAATGAGGTGACGTGGTTCTACCCCTCGGCGGCGTCCTCCGAGAATGACTTATATGTTACCTATAATTACGTGGATCGGGTGTGGTCGCACGGCGCTCTTGCTAGAACAGCGTGGATTGATCGTGGCACTAGGAAGTATCCAACAGCGGCGGCTACTGACAACTACCTGTATTTCCATGAGTTTGGAACTGACGACGGCAGCACCAACCCGCCGTCCGCAATAAACGCTTACATCGAAAGCGCGCCCATAGACATTGGGGACGGAGACAAGTTCTCGTTCGTGCGCCGGGTTATTCCGGATGTTTCTTTTTATGATGCTGTAAACAGCCCGACGGTGGACTTCATCATCAAGACTCAGAACTATCCGGGGTCTAACTACGAAGCAGGCTCAAACTCTTCTGTTGTTCGAACCTCGACGATCCCAGTAGATCAGTACACGCAGGTCGCGGATGTGCGGCTTCGCGGACGGTCGGTTATCCTTCGTGTTGAAAGCAACAGGGTCGGAACCCGCTGGGGTCTGGGCTCGCCCCGTATCGAGACGCAAGTCGATGGGCGTCGCTGATGGATGTCAGGCTGGTCCTTCCAACCTTTTCGGCTCCTCCGGTACAGTACGACCAGAGGCACATTCAGGATCTGGTTCGGTCTCTGGATGCCTTGGTGCGGGTTATCAAGGCTCCGGGAGAAGGGCGTCAGACGACGATTGTTCTGACGGACTTGCAGCAAAACGATTACGGCCTTGAGCCCGGCACTATCTTTGAGGTGCGTGGGGCGCTTAGGGTTTCTGTCATCTATAGCCCGTATGTCGCTGGTCTGTCAGCGACAGGCTCTGTAGGATCAGTTACTGTCACTATTGGTCCGTGACTTGTTTTTTTAACCGTAAGCGGATAGGTTGAGTGATGCCAGTATCAGGCTCTGGCCCTGCTCAAAACCTTTGTCGCTTTAACGCGCGTATCACAGGGAACGACAATGCAGGGCGATAGTGCTGTTCAAGACATGGACTTCCAGCGGGCGTTGAAGGCCTCTCCCTATGAGGAGAAGGACCTCCCCCAGCTTTCCGCAGACATTGGAGAGTCGTACACACGTCTGGCTCCGGAGCAGAAGCAACAACTTCAAGAGCTTGCGGACGATCTTGATACGTTTAGTATGGAAGACCTGCGTAATATGCGCTACTTCCTAACATATCTCAGCAAGAACCGCCGCCGCTACCGCGACATTTTGCAGAAGATGTACGCGATGGGCGCGCTGGAAGAAGGCGGCGTACCGGAAGAATACGATCCCGCGTTCTTCTCCGTTCTCATGGGACTGGTGGATCAGACCATCGCCAAGCGCGGGGAATCTGGCACAGAGCAAGAAGCCCCTGAGGGTTTTGCAAAAGGCGGGATTGTCAGCTTGAAAGCTGCCGCACGCAGAGTGCAGGCGGCGGGTCGAGACGGCGATACGGTTCTGGCGCATATCAATCCGGCGGAAGCTGCGCTTTTGAAGCGTATGGGTGGTGCAGGATCAACCAACCCGAAAACCGGGCTTCCCGAGTACAAGAGCTTTTTCTCAAAGGCGTGGAGCTTTATTAAGAAAGCCGCCCCGATTGTCCTGCCGATTGCCTTGAGCTTTATCCCCGGCGTTAACGTCATCGCTGCGGGCTTCATTGGATCGGGTCTTGGCTCGCTCATTGGTGGAGCCAAGCCAAAAGATGCGTTGAAGAGCGCGATCTTCGGCGGTCTAACGGCAGGCATTGGTGCAGGCATAAGCGGTGCGGTGTCTGGCACAGGCTTCTTCCAAGGTATTCAAAACGCCCTCCCGAGCGCATTTGGTGGCGTAGGCCCGGGGGCAGGGACCTTCTTTGAAAGCGGCATGGCAAATCTGGGTGCGGGATCAGCGACAGGAACACCTGTTCCTCCGGGGGGTATGGCGGCGGATGTTGCAGGGCCGGGAGGATTTGCGTCGAACATCAATCAAGGCGACCCCACCGGACTCTCCGTTACCAGCTCTTACACCCCTCGTGTTTCCACTCCCGGTTCCGGCTTCGGAATCGGCACCTTGGTGGACAAGGGCATTGGTCTCGTCAAGGAATACCCCAAGACCTCTCTCCTTGTAGCCGGTGGCTTGGGCGCACTTGCTGCGGGCGGGATGGGTGGCAAAGACAAGGCTGTCGCGCCTCTTATCAAAGGTCCGACGACACGCGAGCTGATGGCTCAGAATCCAAGTCGGTATTCTTTCAACATCGCGGATTTCCGCCCACGGTCCACCACCGGGATGGGTCTGTTCTCCGCTGCAACCGGAGGTCTTGCTGCCAAGGGTGGCAAGGTCGATGGTCCGGGGACCGGCACCAGCGATTCCATCCCCGCCCGTCTCAGCGACGGCGAGTTCGTCTTCACTGCAAAAGCTGTCAGGGGAGCGGGCGACGGTAGCCGGATGAAGGGCGCTAAGAAGATGTACGAGATGATGAACAAGTTTGAGCGGATGGCGTAACCATGGCTGAAGTCACCACACAAGAACAGATCGTCCGCGAAGCCCCAGACATTGAAGCCTTTAAGATCGGGCTTCTTGATCTCGCAAAGCAGCGCGGCGAAATCCCGGTAAACCTTCCGGACATGGAAATTGCGGGCCTTACGCCTGAGCAGATCACAGCTCGCGAGCTGGCGGCTCAAGGCATCGGCGCGTATGAGCCTTATATGACCGGAGCCGGAGAGGCTTACAGAACCGCCGCGCAGGGTTACGCGGCGCTCCCGTCTTATGGGACAGAAGCCCTTAACGCTGTTCGTCAAGGGGCGAATGTCGGGGCAGGTCTTTCGGTGCAGGGCGCTGCGGCCTACGACCCTCAGTCCTACAAGAACTTTTACAACCCCTACCAGAAGGATGTCACCGACCAAGCTACCAAAGAGATGCAGCGCCAGGCTGACATCGCTCGGGCGCAGCAGTCGGCGCAATCTGTCAAGACGGGTTCCTTTGGTGGTAGCCGTCAGGGTGTGCAGGCGTCGGAGCTTGCTCGTAATCTTGCGGACATCCAGTCAAAGCGCATCTTCGA